TTTTTTGATTTATTTGCAGGGGCGATGCGGTGCTCAAAGGAGATCGGACCTACCCCCTATGGGGGGGGGTGTATCCTCGTTTTCACGCTGAAATCGAGGTTTTGAGCCGTTATGGGCTGTTACGTGACAGTCTCTGCAGAGGAACCGGACATTGCGTGGATCAAACTCCCTAGAAGGGTCATCATGCACACGCACAACGTGATGCGCCTCGAGGTAGTCGACCACTGCCTGGCACTGTTCGCAGGCGTAGATGCCTCGAGCATGGCGCAGCTGCTCCTTGAACCGATGCCACTTGGCGCCTCTGCCCTTGCCCTTGGGCTCGGGCTTGTATGGCAGCATCGGATCCCACTTGCGTGGTAGTCCCATTAGGGATCCCTCATGCGCTGCGCCTCGAGGTCTCGCAGGAACTGGGGAACGTCGTGCAGCCGCAGGACGATCAGCCATTCACAGTCATCTGCCCGCATGAGCAGCGCTGTGTGGTCGAGCCTGACCGCGCTGGTCGCCTGGTCGAGTTCTGCCCGCTGCATGATCGACTCGACGCCCAGGCGGGCGTAGCGCTTGACCTCCCACTTCCAGAACGTCATCGAGGTGTCCAGGTCACTGGCACCGTCGACGCCGTTTCGCGCCGACCGCTGGGCAGCGATGCCCAGGTGCTGGCGCAGCTTCTCAGCCGCCTCGAGTTCGCCGCGAGCGCCCTTGGCGCGTTGTGCGCGGCCCATTAGCCCTCCTCCTCGTACCGCCGGCGCTCGATGTCGGACGTCTCGTAGCGCTGGCATTTGGCGCGTAGCCGCTCGTTTTCACCCTGTAATAGGCGCTCACGCTCGGTTGAGGCGGCCAGTGCCTTGCGCAGGACGGTCTGCAGCTCGACGAGAGCCTCGACCGTACGGACGATGCTGTTGACGGTCTTCTGTTCCTCTGTCTGTTCCAGTTCATGCTGCATCATGTTCCTCCCATGCGGCGGCGGGAGCGCCCACAAGGCGCGACTCGTCCGCTCGCACTGCCTTGTCAAACTCCGTCATCAGGCCGGGCGGTAGCCCGTGCCTCGCATATCCGTGTCGATTTATGCCTTGGGGGGGGTTGACAAACCCCCCTTCGGGGGGGTACGACAGCGAGCGAGTCGCAGCGACTCCGCTAGACGCTCCGCTAGCTCCCGCCGCTGTCGCCCCCTGAGGGGAGGGGTCTGGGGAGGGGAGCGCAGCCAACCGACGCGATGCTTCCTCGATGAAACGGCTGTAGACCGTGCGGTCTTTCGGGTGCTGCCACTGCGCGTCGACTGCCTCGATGACCACCCGCAGTTCACGCATCGACTCGGCGTCAAGCGGTCGCCCCTCGTCGATCTCCTCAAACCACGCGCCGTCGCCTGGCTTGACCCACTGGGCCTTGATGACAGTGCCAGGGCGGTCACGGTGGACCGCCTTGGCTTCGGCGAGCGTGGCGTAGGGGCCAAATGCCGCCCCTGCCCTGCGCGGGTACATCACCCAGTGGGCGATGATCCGGCAGGCCATGCTGGGCTGCGTGGTGTCGTACCGGGGCACCAGTGACCCGTAGATCGTCCCGAGCTGCTCGACGGTCAGGGCGTTGCCCTGGCGCGACTGGCGGGCCCGTTGGATCGACTCCCTGACGAGGTCTTGGCGCAGCTTCGAGAACCGTTCGTGGAACCCGTCGTGCACCGGCTGGGGGGCACGCTCGAGGCTGGGGAAGCACCGCCGCAAGTATTCCCAGTTGCCCGTCCAGGTGTAGTGCTCAGAATGGGATGTCAATGTCCACCCCCATATCGTGGTCAGGCTTGTAGGCCTCGACGGTTTCAAAGTTCCAGTAGACGGCGTCGTTCTTCTCGGTGCGCGTCACGCCCTTGAGCCGCACCATGCTGCCAATGCCCTCGGGAATCGTCCACCGGCGGAACGTGCTGAACCGGGTTCGGTTCGGGTCGCTCCACAGGATGACGCTGGTCGGCGACTTGGGTCCGCCGCCCTCAGTCAGTTTGGTCACGATGCCGACGGCGTCGGCGTAGTAGACCTTGGTGCGCCCGCCGGTCTTGCCGTCGGTGCCCAGTTCACGCACCTTCCAGACGGGCCGCAGCTCGCTCGGCGAGAACGCCAGCGGGTAGCGCTCGGGCGGCTCCTCGGGCAGGTCGCCAGCCGGTGCGGGCGCCGGTGCTCGAGCAGGCGGGTCAAAGGTAACGACGGTGGCGGGCGGGGGCACGGCTACTTCGCCGCGTGGAGCCCCCCGCCCAACCGCCGCTTCTCCGTCGTCGTCGACACCAGCCGGAACGGCGGCCAAAGCAGACAGGCCGAAACGACGGGCGTAGGTAATGGCGCTGCCGACGCCCTGCGCGTCGTGCTTGCCGGGGGCAATGTGGAGGGTCGATTCAATCCATTCCCCTGTCTCAGCATGTAACAGACGGGTCGTGACGAACACGAACCCGTCCGCGTACCCAGTGCCCTGCGCAATGGCGATGCCGTGCTTGGACAGGGACGGCCGACACGCCTCGTCCACAGCCTGCAAATCAGCGTACTTGGACCGGAAATGTGGGTTGGTCGCGTCCTTGACTGCGACCCCGATTTCGCGTTGAGCAGCGGCCAAAGCCTTAGCAATGGCCCCGATGGTTGGACTAGTGATCACGCGCCCACCTTCTTTCGCTTGGCGGACCGTTCTGCTCGTTCCCGCGCAAGTTCACGATGCAGTTTCACCCATTCGGCACGCATCCGCATAGCCGCTGCCTTTTGTGCAATCGGTGTAGTGTGCATCGCAACATGACCGCTGGGGGCGATGCCTGCCACCACGTAGGTCTGTGATCGGTCCCTGTCGTTGATCACAGGAATGACGGCAATGATGTAACCAAGCGCAGTAGTTCGGTGCTTCGGTTTCTGCTTCACGCCCCCACCTCCCCGTACATCCAGCCAGTTTGCGGGTCGATGTCGGACAGCGGCAGGCCATCGTCGGCCAGTTCGGACGGTTCAGGACGTTCCATGTCAGTGACTCCAAACCACACGGCGGAGAAGTTGCAGACGGCCCGTAAAACCGCCTGCAGGAGTCAAAACCAACGTCCCTTTTCTACGTCCGCTTTCCGCGATAACTAACGTAACCCCTTGTTATCGCAAAACTTAACACATATTCTCGGACGTCGTATCAGCCCAAAAACGCGGCTTTTGGACGGTGGCAGTGACCCTAGTTACCAACGGTGTGGACGCTGGTTATCACTTGATATCGACAGTTTGTGGATCTGTCTACAGGTCCGACACCGGATTATCTTAATTTCCGCGCTTTCCGCAGCAATTGCGCCGAGTCGGCGTGGAGACGGTGACGGCAAGCCATTTGCCTATCGGGCAAGACTCGCCGGCTACCCGAATCTTGGCGCCCGTGAAACATCCGCACATCGAGCACTGTCCGCAGTCGTGATAGTCGCAGTTGGTACACGCCGCCCAGCGCGTTTTGCAAACGTCGACAGAGACCGCATCCACTCCCAAGCCGGCTTTGGCTAGACCGACTGCCCCATGCAAAGCCTGCCGACCAGTCTTAAAAACTTTCATGGAGACTGCCTGACCATTTCAACAGTCGCCGGGATGCCAAGAGCAATTGCGTTTGCAGATGTGAGCGTACTGCTCGAACAGTATTGGCAGCCGTCGTTGGCGTCGACATAGGAATAAGCAAAGTTCTGCGGGGTCGGCACCGGCTGTATGGGTACAAATCCGATTCCGTACCGATCCAATCCAAGGTAATTATCTGGCCAGTTGACCAGCGCTCGGTCGAGCTGAAAGGTCCTAGTCGAGTCTTGTGTTGAATTGACGTCGTATAAACGGCCGTCGATGCAACCATAATAAAAGGCTCGAACTAGCATGTCGATGTAGCCGCCGCTCACGGGGCCGTAGGAATCCCACGAAGCCGATGTATAGCCGAGAATGTCGTAGTACTGCCTGACACGGAACCTGATTTGCAGCTCCGACTGGCAGCAGCAGCCGTTGGGTTCGCACCGCACTGTCGGCTGCGTTCCGTCTGCGTAGTAACTGTAGAGGCCCGCACCAAAACGGCATGATGTGTCGGTAGCGACGGTGCCATTGCACACTGCTGTTGTGCCGGAACGATGAAAGTAACGACATTCCGAGGCGGAAATCGACTGAACGCCGCCTGGCAATGGAGGAGCTGACGTGATGTCACAGTCGAATCGTGACCCACTTTGTCGCCGAAACCGGATCGTTCCAGCGCCAGGATAAATCGCCCCTAGCAAAAACCTAGGCGGTGTCTGCACTGCAATGATGCTGCGCGGGAGACCGCCGTTAGCCCATCCGACGGCCCGCCAATCTCCCCCGCTAGTGCACGGACTAGGAACGCACGTGTTGGGAATCTTTTGCCAGATGTAGGCAAAGTTCAGCGCGACGTTGTTTGCAAACGGGAAACCGCATTCCCGAGTTTCAATTTCTACTTGTTCGTCGTAGATGATTGAATCGGGAATCGGTACGCTCGGCGAGGTCCCGCAAGCACTTCCCGAAGCATCAGCGCACAACATTTCCCCCGTAACACCGGGAATCGAATCAACGATGCGTGTTTCGGTGCTGCTAAAACGCTGCTTAACATGTGGCGGTCCGCTCGACCCCGGAAAATTGACGGTGTAGGTGAAATCGCCGTACGAGCTCAAGGGCACGACAGGAACACTGCCTGGTGCACAATCGCATGGCTGGCCGGGACCTCCACAGCAGCAAGCTCGGGTAACCATTCAGACCTTCCGACGCTTGCACAGCCAAACCCCGACGCCAACGCCGAGCAGCCCAAGCATCAAGCCAAACCAGACAGAACCCAAAAACGACGAGAAAGAAGCAAGAATCATTTCCGTTTCCTTTGCCGGCTTGGAGTGCGGATCGGCGCGGCCCGCCGGAAAGCCGCGTCGAAGGTTGGATCGGCCCGGCGCAGCTCGGCGACGGCCGCCAACGCTTGGTCCGGGGTCAGGTCAATGAGACTGGCCGTCAGTTCGGCCGCCTTGCGCTCGGTCGGTGTCACGATGCCGAGCCAGCCCTTGATGAACTTGCCAACGCCAGTGTGCCAAATGAGGAACACGACGCCGAGTACGGCCAAGGCGATGCAAACCCATACGAGGGGGGCCACCCACCAGGGCACCTGGTCCTCCACGCCTGTTAACGCCATGTAGATCAGGTCCACGGCGTCGAGGATACGCGCCTGCTCGCCTTGGCCGGCGACGGCCTCGGTCTTGATGACCGGCAGACTCGGCTGCGGCGCCTCGGCCTCAACGGCGATGCGCTCGAACCGTTGCCCGCTCGAGTGCGCCAGCCGCCGCACCTCGGTCGTGTTGTGCGCGATGCGCTCAGACGGGCCCGCGCAGCCAGTCAGAACTGCCGCCGCTAGTAGGGCAGCCCTCACATCCGCCCCCTATCGGCAGCCGCCAGCCAGGCCAACCGCTCGCCATCGGTGCTGTTGGCGATGAGATCGGGATCGAGCAGCATCGAATCGATGTGAGATACGGCTCGCTCGATTCGCCCAGCCCGATCTTCAGCATCTGCGGGCAGATCCATCACCTCGGCATTTTGATCCATACCGAGACGCAGCATTGAAATGTAGCGTTCGTGTTCCATCAGAACGTCGCGTGGGCCACGCGCCTCCAGGTATTAGCAGCGATGCAAACGTACAGGTAGTCCGCATCCCAACAGATGTCGCCCGCCGTTCCGGCTGCTCCGCTCGTCGCTGGCGTTTTGGCGTTTGCGATTCGCAGCCGATCGCCGCTGATGATGCCAACGCTCGTCGCTGTGCCGTGCAGCTTCGTTTGGGTGGTCGATGACGTTCCCAGCACTGTCGTGTTGGCGCCGTCACCAATTGCATCGGCACCGATCACGATGGAGTTGCTGTCGCTGTTGTTGTTGCCACGGCAGCGAGCGCCTAGGTAGGTGCTGGACGACGCGCCTGTGAGGGCCGTGCTGCCGTTGCTGTGATATCGACCCGCTTCGTATCCGATGCAAGTGTTGTAGGAAACGCCTGCAAGATTGGTGCCCGCGAATCCTCCGATGCCGACGTTCAGGCCACCAGTAGCACTAAACAGGGCTTCGGTGCCGATTCCTACGTTGTGATTGTTCGTGCTAGTCGAATACACAGCACGAGAACCGATTGCCATATTGGAGGAACCGCTAGTCAGCGACGCCAGAGCATCTTTCCCGATGCCCACATTCAACTGGCCGCTAGTTAGGAAGTACCCCACCTGGTAACCGAGCAGGCAGTTGCCATTGCTGCTGCCGTTCAGGACGCGCCCGGCATCACGCCCTAGGACCGTATTGTGAACCACCCCCGTGTTGCCGCGTCCGCACCGGATGTCGTTCACCCAAATGTCTTTGGCGATGCCAGCGCCGCCAGCCAGGACCATAGCCCCCGTCGTGCTCGATGTGCTAGCGGTCGTGTCCGTGCCCGTAATGGTCGTGAATCGACCGCTGGCCGCTGTTGCGAACCCAACGGTGGCCCCGTTGATTGTGCCGCCAGTAATGGCCGCGTTCGCATTGTGCGACCAGGTGTAAATCGACGTCCCAGCCGAGTCCTCGGCGAACAATTTGCCGTCGGTGGTGTTGATGGCTAGTTCTCCAGCAACCAGTTCCCCGTTAGTAGGGGCCAGATTCGCCGTGCTAGATCGTTTCAGCTGGATGACATCAGGCATCAGGATGCTCCATACGTTCCGCCGTCGATGTATTCAAGCAATGGAACCGAACACTCCCCGTCATAGGCGTTCAGTCTTTCAAAGAGCGTGATGTTCAGGCCCGCAGAATTGGTAACACTGATGGCCCACACGATTGCGCCGTCCGGCACTGGCAGTAACGCAAAGCCGGCCGAGTTCGCCCTGGTGGCGTTGACACCACCGCCTGCGACGCCGGCGGTGTTACCAAACTCTGCCATGTTCCACCCTGTGACCGACAGCAACTCGGTAGTCGTGACGTCAACGATTGCCGTGCCGGATGCATCCGGCTGAACTAGTTTCAGGGTGTAGGTGTAACGATTGGGTGCCAACAGCGTCGAGCTGACTACCTGCATCAGGACCTGTCCAACACCTGAGAACTTAGCCTGCTTCAGCAGTTCAATTGCTTGTTGGTTGTCGTACACGTACTCGCTAGCCGCCGTAATCCGATTGAGAATCGGTGCCGGCAACCCGCTAGTTCCAAACGTGAATGATGGTGAAAACTGGCTCATTTACCAAGTTGGGTAGTCAGTATCAAGCGATGACTTCACAACGGTCGGGAACAGAACGCCAGCCGTGTTGAAGTTGATTTTTGCCTTTTGATATGGCTGCCGCCAAGCCACCTTCGTTGTTCCTCGAGCTCCACCAGCAATTCCGCCCCAGGCGTACCCGGAGTCGAGCCATAGGCCACCATCGTTAGGGCGTCTATATGGAACCTGTTCCAGGAATCCAATTTGGTCGTAGGTGAAGTTCCAAGAGACTTGAATTACCTGTTGGCTTAATTGTCGCTCCTCAAACCCAGTAAACAGGACCGATCCAATAGGCCAACCCAGCCATGCCGCTGAGTTGCGGCTAAAACACAAACCAGCCAAGGTCACAGGATCCGGCATGTCTGCCATGTAGACGCTGGCAGAATCAAGCCGTGGGTTGTACGAGGTTTCAACCAAGATGTTTGCTTGAGGAACCCGATACTTCCACGGATCACCCATCACATTCACCGCAGTACCAGCAATGAGTGATGATGGAACGATTGGTGCGTCGAAATTGGCAGGGCCGCTCGCCGCATCCACGTAGTAATCCACGACGCGGCTAGCGGACTGGATTTGATACTTAACCGGCTTGTATGGCATATCCCCGAGCAACGGCGTGCGGGCCCTAACGATGACCTCGTAGCAGTTAGCCCTGGTCGCAGTCGGCCGAACATCAATGCTGTCAACAATCAGCTGTTTTGCCATGTTGCCGGACAAATACAAGCGACTACCTATCTTCGGAATGCCATCAAACGGCGCAGTCGTACCCTTGACAAGTTCATAAATGTCAATGAGCTCCTCAGTCGGGCTATAGGTTGGATCATCCTCAAACACCAAAAACATCTGCGTTTCGGTGGTGTCGGATGGCTCAGCCTCGACAGTAAGACTGTTTTGCTTGTGTTGTCGGATGACCTGCCAAGCCATTAGCGAGCCCCCTGCGTGTTGTTGATTAATCGGTCTAGACGCTCAATCATTGCGTTGAGCTGACCAATGTCCCCCTGCCCGGTCAAAATTGCCAGACTTCGTTCCTGATCGAGGTTGTAGCGCTGGTTTTGGTACGACTTTGGGTCCATCCCGGCGCCGACGTCGTAGATCTGTTGGATGTTGCTAGCAACCAATGAACCAAGTTGGTCGATGTTCTTAAAGAAACTGGTGATGCCTGTTTCAAAATCGGTCTTGGACATTGCCCCTGTAATTTTTGCCTCTTTGATGTCTTGCTCTCTAGCAATCCGCTCGGCAATCTTTGGCCCGTACGATTCCGCCAGTTTTTGACCTAACTTGATGTCATCTTGTGCAGCTTCTTGCTCCGCCCCTTGGATTTCTGGTGAAAAGGGAGTAGCCAAGTCGCGGCCCTGGCGCCGCAGTTCCTCTCGCTGTTCGATCATCTGCTGCGCAAAACCAACCAATGGCATGGCCATGCTCGCAGCCATGAGTGATCCCATGCGATTGACGCCGCCGCGCAGGGCCTCAAGTTGGGCGTTGGCCTGCTGGCCGAGCCGGCGCATGCCGGTCACGTCCGTTTCAACGCCTACTCTGAGGATTGCCTTTGCCATGTTCCGTACTTTCTTAGAACGTGCTGCCAATCATTGTTCTTGGGCTTTCTCCAAGGCTCAACGATTTTGGTTGGATGACCAGTCAGACCATATGCAAGGACCGTCAACAGCTGCTGGATTCGATCTGTCGCGGTCCATTCCAAGGGTTTTTCATGACACCTCGCACCAGCGCAGCAGCCACGTGCACATCCACTCCAACCGCAGGAACACCGTCGACCTTGCAACAGTGCTCGAGCACAAAAATTTCCTGCTCCGCGTCTGGCATCGATTCGATGCTGCGAAACTCACGGATGGTCAACGGCCTGACCTGCAGTTCGTGCGGGTAGGAAGCGACAGATGAATCTTCAAGCTTGCGCCACATTAGGCAGCCTGCGTGATAGTGATCTGTCCGGTGTATTGCCACGACACCTCAGCCGACATCACCTGATCGTTGCTGTAGGTGACATTGAAACCGGTGATGATTGCGGCGCCGCTGAAATCCTGACCACCAGTAACACCTCCGGCGCCGTTGATGACAACCTGGACGGAACTTCCATCGGGATTCGCACCGCCGAACTTTTGCGCTAGCGACGTGCCAGGCGCAATATCGCAGTGGATGGTCGCGCTGCCTGTGATCGTTGGCCGCGACGCAATCGCCGAGGTAACTGCGGCATTTAGCGTCGTAGTTTCAATCGCCGTAACAGCCGGAGTAATGCGGATGTCGGTGGCGGCAGCTGATGTTCCGCCAAATGAAATGGTCGTACCGTTTGAAAGAATTGCCATGTCTAGCCTCCTCTTGCCCAAATTAGGAAAGTCAACACACACGACCTAGGGCCATCGTCGTTGCCCTCTTGGTCGTCCAATCGCTCTACGTCTTCGTTTTGCAGTGTTCCTGCTTCGAAATCTGTTAGTCCGACCGTGAAACCACCGTTTGTCTCAAACACTCCGCGGGCAGCCTTAGACAACGTCCTGGCGCCGGACATGTTCGCAGCGATGCACTCGAGGCGGACCGTAAATTGTTCTAGTGTCGTCGAGCCGGCCAAGGTCCTAATCGGCTCTCTCGAATCGACGCTGTAAACAATCGCTGGGAGTGCTGTCCCCTCCCGCCGCCACTCCGGCGAGATACGGTTGGAAACGATGCCGCCGACCGTCGGATTGTCGCGCAGGGTGGCGTGGATAAGCACCTCAATGCTCATGACGTAACCCTCAAACCGCGCTTGCGGCACAGTTCGGCAAAGTCGTTCTCGATTGTCTTGCGCAAATCGTCCAGGATCGCATCTCGAGGCAATTGCCTAGCCGTTTGCTCCCTCACTTGCCAATTGACATGGCCACCGTTGACAACTGGTGCCAGCCGGCTGCGGGGGTTACGACGAGTCCTCAAACCCGCATAGGCAGTTGTCCGAGTTCCTTTGACGTCGCCGTCGGCCTGGATGACCTTGGCGGCTGCCTTGCGCACGCTTGGAAGGCCCAGCGATGCACTAGAAACCCGAGCTGATTGACCAATCCAGTTGCTGCGAAACTGTGAAACCGTACGTCGCATGCTGCGACGCAGCAGCGTCTTCATGATGTTTCGGCTGGTCTTGTCGGGCATTTCATAGAAAGCCCTTTCCAGGCGGAGCAGTTGATCCTGCAGTGCGGTGTTAGTTGTTTGACCGCGGAGGATGCCTACGGCCTCAGCAGCGTTGCGCTGATTGCGCATAAACCGCAAGTAGTTGTCGAAGTGACCTTTTGACTTGAAGTTCATGCTGTCACCTCAAGCGCTTCGATATGCAATTCATGCCGGCGCAAATCGGGGTCGACAACGCCAGTGATTTCCAACGTGCGGTCTGCTTTCCCCGTCTCTTGCAACAGGATTCGACTTTTGATGGTCACCGATTCAACCCACGGCAGGACCAGCCGATACGAGGTCTGACCTCGCGTGACGTCGACTGACTCAATCGTGCGACCATCTGCGGTTTCGACATGGCCCAACACTGTCACGGTCGTAGACCATGTCTTAGAGGCTTGGCCGTACTGGTCCAAGGTAACGCCGTAGTTTTGCACGGCCATCTGGTGCCGAAACATGCCACGCGGCGTCATGACACCGCACGCTCCTTGAGCATGGCAGTCAGCATCTGCTGGGCCTTGCCCTCAATCACTCCCGTGCTGTCTCCGCGGTCCGCGTACAGGCGGGCGCACAGCTGCAGGACGAGCATGTTGATGTAGTGGTCGCCGACCAGCGTGGTCCAGTTGATCGTGACTGGCCGCGTGTATTCCTCGTCGACCAGGACGGCTAGCCGCTCGCCGTCCCAGTGCTTTTCCGGCGTGACGGTCTGCACGACGTCGTCCTCGTCGGTGTAGACCATCTGCAACACTCCTGATGTGTTGACTGGCTGAATGGGCAGCACAATCCAGACGTCGCCCTCCTCGGACACCGTATAGGTGCGCTCGAGCGCCTGCACCGACAAACCCGTAGTCCGCTCGACAGTCTCGCGGGCCGCCGGAAGCAGGATCGTGCCAATGTAGGTGTCGTCCTGCGTGTGAAACACGCGCAGGTGCGTCTTGACGTCGCTAGTCGTGAGTGCTGGCATGGGAAAGGCGGGTAGGAGGTTTCCCCCCTACCCGCCCGGGGTCACTGGCTGATGTCAGACCTTGTTGGCGATGATGCCGCCGGCGCGAGGATCGATGATCTGCGCATCCGACCGCATCGAGCTGCGGAAATGCGTGATTCCGGTGCCGCTGCCGCTGTAGGGATCGACAATGAACGTGATGTCCTTGCGATCGACGATGCGGTAGCCGCGGCTCAGATCACCGAACCAAATCAGGTTGCGACCAGTGCCGGACAGATACTCAGGCGCGAATTCGGCCAGGTACACCGGACGCCCCATCAGCAGACCAGCTGCACCGTTTTGCACCATCATGCCGTTCATGCCGTCGTACAGGTAGGTGCCGGAAGCACCAGCCGAACGAGTCTGAAGCAGAAGTGCCCACATCGATGGTGCCATCAGCCAGGTGCCGTTCTGCGCGTATGCGGTCGGCATTGCTGAATACAGACTGATCACATCATCGAAATCAGGGGCCACGGTCAGGCTGCCAGTCTTCACCAGGTACTGCCAGTTGGTGTCACTGGTGAAGATTCCCATTTCCTGGCCGCTACCAGTGCCGATCGCGTACTTCTGTTCGCGGTACTTGCCGTGGGCACGGGCATGATCTGCAACCACCTCAGCAGCAACGTCGATAGACGCATCAAACAGCAACTCCTCAGTCACGGGGGTGGTAGCCGTGGCCTTGAATGCGCCGAAGGTCTTGAGCGTGGTAGTGAAATTGCTTTCCGCGTACGCCCCTTCTTCCGCCGTCGCGGTAACCGTGGTCCTGTTGTTGATGACAGGCAGGCGCAGATTGCTCGGCACAGTCTGCTTGACAGCCAGCGTTCGGACTGGGTTACCCCAATCCAGCCACTTGACGAATTCACCAGTCATCACGGACTGCGGCACGGTGTTGCCTGCGGTAGCGGCCGTACCGACGGTCAGGGTGGTACGCAGTTCCATTGCGCCCGAGCCCTCGCGGCCACGGGTGGCGAAGAAACGCGCCAGTTCAGCATCGTTTCCGCCGCCGCGGTTCTCGGGACGGGCCACAACCTGGCTGTTCTTGGCCTTAATGGCGTCGAGGCGGCCGCGCACGGCCATGCCCTCGAGCTGCGCATCGATGCCACGGATTTCCTCTTCCGCCAGGTCGAACGCACGGACGGCATCCGGCGTGGCGGCAGTGGCGTGTTCCTCGCACGCAGCAACGAGCTGCGCACGCTTTTCGAGCAGTGCATCACGGTTCATTTCTTCAGTTCTCCTAGCCGCAGCCGCAAGAACCGGCCAACGAGGCCGGTGTGGTGTGAGAACGCCCGTACCGCGGCCGCGGTCGCCTCATAGGCGGGCGTGTGAACAAGGCTGACCTCGTACAGGCGGGCCGACATGACGCTGCGACGGTTGCCCGTCCACTTGTCCTTGTCAGCCACAAACCCAAACGACATGTGCTGGTAGATGCCGTCGCGCAGGAGCACGCGCATGTCCTGCCCGTCGCGTGTGTCGGGCAGCTGCGCACGGAACGACACGCCGCGCTCGCCCTCCTCGAGCACGAGCGTGCCGCTGCGGGTGTCGGCAAGCACACGCCCACCGTCGTGCTCGACCAACATGGCGACGTTTCGCTTGCCGATGTCCTCGGCGAAGGCCCCCCGCTCGATCGTCTCGATGAACGGAAGCGGCTGGCTGTCGGTCCCGTAGGGAATGGCAAGGCCGCTGACGGTGTTGCCGTCGACCTCGGCGCGGCACTCGATGCTGCGACGGTCAATCTGCATCGGGCGACTCGCTTTCTTCGTCCTCGCGGTCGCCGTTCACCTCAGCCTGACCGGCTGCCGTGTCGAGGCGCTGCATGAGTTCGTCAGCCATGGGGTCCTTGACCGGCTGCATGCCGATGAACCACCGGGCGTCGTTAGGGGTCAGGATGCCGCCCATGACGAGCTTGGACAATTCCTTGGCGGTGTCCTTCATGGTGCCGCGGAGCAGTTCCTGTAGGTCGTGCTCGACCCGGTAGCCGGGCAGCAGCTTCGCCATCAGTTCGGCCTCGATGCGCCGCGCCCAGGGGCGCAGGGTCTGGTCGACGAGTGCGCGCTGGGCGTCGAGCGTGACCTGTGTGCCACTTTCTGTCGCAGCGAGGAACGACAGCGGGATGTTCAGTGCACGGGCGATTTCGCCCATTGCTGCCGTCCGGGCGTTCGTCAGCGCCGACAGGTCATCGGAACCGCTGACGCCCTCGATGCTGCCGCCGCCGTCGATGATGAGCGGCTCGCCTGAGCCGTTCGCCCTCGAGTGCTTGGCCTTCCACGCCAACAGGATCGACTGCTTGGCCTGCTCGCTGATCGGCGTGGGGAACTTGAACGCCAGCCGACGGGTCGTGCCCGTCGCGGCCATGGTCGCTGCCCACTGGTCGAGGTTGGCGATCAGCTCGAGCTGCGTGCGGCACTTGTCGAGCGGGCTTTCGCCGATGAACGCCCAACGGCTGTAGCCGCTCTTGACATGGATAAGGTCCGCAGATGCGACCGCCTGCCCGTCGAGCAGGTACTGGTACGGGTCGCTCGACCAGTTGATGGTCACGCGGCCACGGTCGAGCGGGATGATCTCGGCCACCTCGCCGCTATAGGTCCGGGCGAGGTAGGCGTAGGCGTTGCCTTGGCTGATCGACTCGGTCACCAGCCACCGGCGCAGGTCCCAACCGTTGACCATTTCGGTGGCCCGGCCAGTCAGCAGGTTCAGGGCAGCCGGGTAGACCTCTTGGTCCTGCGAGTCGTAGACGCAGATCGTGACGCTGGCGAGCATGCTCGCCACGCCCTCGACCGCACGCTGCACGCCAGGCAGCGCCTCGACGTCGCCGACGCTCGAGGAGTCGACAAGCATGGAGGCGTCGAAGCCACCAATGAAGTAGCGCCGCAGGCGTGAAAGCAGGCTCACGCCTCACCCAGTTTGAGTACGCGCTTTTTCTGTCAATAGGCGGCTGTGACATTTCCTGTCACATTTCGGAAATAGTCGCCGCGTCCACTAGGTAGCGGACGGTTGGCCCAAAAACGAAACCGCCCCGTGGTTAACGGGGCGGCGTCGTTGGGTGGCCCGGCACCTAAAGGTCCTTCCGGGGGTGGCGCACGGGTCCGGTCCTCAGCGAATCAGGAACACATAGTTCCTGATCGGGCTGGCGCTCCGGCTGATTTTCACCAGCAATAACAAAATACAGGCATTTCCAACGGTGTCAACCCACTACTACCTTGACCCCCATGAACGAAACCCCAGAACAAGCAGCGGAACGCCGGCACAAGTACCTGATCCGAGTTTTGACCGTTGTACAGTTGCTACTCATCGCACTTTTCATGACAACGTGCAGCACCTGTTCACGCCTGCCGCCTAGATAGTCATGATGCCGCTAGCAGCCACCCACTGATTCGACCGCCCGCGCAGCTCGTACAGGCGGGCCGCGTTACACGCTGCAACCAGTGCGTCGATGTTCTGCCCGTCCCGCTTGTACAGCTTCGTCAGGCCGCCGTCGTACGTCTTAGTCTCGGCGTGCCGCAGTTGGTGCAGCAGAACCGGGTCGTCGTGGTAGCGCAGCGCCCGCTGCCGCAGGAGCGCCACGAACGTCGACCATGCTGGCGCCTGCTCCCGCAGCGCCTGGCTGCGGGCCTCGACGGGTAGGTTCAGCCGCTCGACGAGCACCGAGCGCACCCAGTTCTGCGTCCAGCCGACCTCGTCGACGCCGACCACCTCGAGCTGCAAGGTCTTGGACAGCGTCTCGAGCAGCGCCTCCACGGCATGGAAATCGACCAATTGGCCGTCATTCCAGTGCACTTCGCCCCGTTGCACCATGTCGTGGAGCCATGGGCGGTGCTGCTTCATCGACTCGAGGTCGCCGCAAGTAAACGACCAGGTGCGCAGCAGGCCCCACTCCCCGCCATCGACCACCACGCCCACGCTCGTCAGGTCCGCTCGAGCGCCCATGACGCTGCCCAGACTGAAATCGACGAACACCCACGCCCGACGGCCGCGCACGCTTTCGAGCTCCCAGTCGAACCGGGCCCGCTCGAGCACCACCGGGTCGATGCCGACCGCCGCGAGGCTCCCGCCCGGCAGGTTGAGCCGCTGGGTGCGGAACTCCTCCACGCCCGACGCCCTCGAGCCGAGAAACGCCAGTTCCGACCGGATCGACGCCTCGGTGATGTGACCGCCCTCGATCCACAGCTGCGGGTTGGCCTTGCGCCATTGGCGCGGGTCGTGGATGTCGGCACCGGCGTCCGACGCCCAGTGGTGGACGCACCAATCCTCCCGCAGCCGGCCGCCGAGCAGCTGCTGCTCAGCTTCCTGCCGCCAGCCCGCCCAGGGCAGGCTCAGGTCGTCGTCGGCGGTGGTGGTCATCAGCAGGCGCCCCTCGGGAGTCTTGGTCGCCGCCGTCATCAGCCGGCTCAGGTACTCGCCCTCGAGCCGGGCCGCCTCGTCGGCCAGGACGAGCGCCGGGGTGATGCCGTCCGCTCGCCGCGGGTCGCGGGCCACCGGCAGGAACCGCCCCTTTCCATGCCGCAGCACCGGCTGAGTGTTGGACAGGCGGGCACGCCAGGGCGACGACTTGCCATCCGCCGGGTGGTGAATCGTCGCCAGCGACTCGACCGACAGGCGGGCCTGCGCAAGGGCCGTAGCGGCGCTCACGACGAGTTTGTCGGCGTCAGGGTCTCTCAGCACCCATCCGGCCAGCAGGGCGGCTAGCAAGGTCTTCCCGTGGCTGCGCGGCACCGAGAACGAGATAACGCGGGCAGGCTCCCTGCGGGCGATGACGTCGGCGAGCACCGGCACCCAGTACGGGTACAGCACGACGCCCGGCGGCAACGTCGCCGCAAACGCCTCGACCACCGCCCCGTCGTAGCCGTCCGCCTCGGCCCGTCGGGCAAACGCAGTCAGCGAAGCGGCCGTGACGGCTGAAACCTCGCCGGACGCAGCAGTTGCGTACGCCCAGCGGGTCGATGTTTCAAGGATTGCTGAAAGTTGTTTGATAGATTTGCAGG